CTCTCCACTGCGGGGCAAGCCCCGCCGGCGGCGGCCATTTCTGGCCGCCACCGCCACCGCGCAGAAGCGCGGCAGGACTCACCAATCGTTAGATTGGTGATCTCCACCCTAGTTTGATGTCGACGACTAGGGGACGTCCTGCACGCTCAAGGTGTCGTGGATCATCGAAAGGCTTGTCGCCTCTCTTCAGATACCACTTCATCAAGGCCCCAGGTCCCTCAAGATGATCTCGAGGAATCCGGGAAGTGACGTACCAACCCTTGACAAGAGGGTGGTGCAACCACTTGTGTTCCCTCTCTCCCTTTGGGGTAAGAAAGGAAACACGTCCAAGAAGGTTGCTCTTGGCTGTAGCGAGTTGTTCATCGCTACCGGTCCACCCTATGGTGGGCGAGACTACAGGATAGAACCCCTTCAACAGGGGCCTAATCTGATCGTCAAGCCAAGCACAAGTCTTCCAGAAACCAGCAAGGTAGAGCTGGTTCCGAAGAGAGACAAGTGACGCAACTTCACCCTGTTTTGCGCGCTTCAGTGACGAGGGTATATCACGACGGACCCGAATGGGAGTTACCCATTGGCCGTCATAATAGTCTCCTCCGCAAGACTCCCGGAACTTCCCGTTCCAGAAGGACTTGTCCTTGTTGACTTTGAGGCCGAAGGCCTCAAGAGTCTGGATCACTGAGTCGACACAATCTACAGGAATGACGATGTCATCCCCGTAGACGCGCACCTGGCCCCGAAAGGACTTAATGTCCTCACGGGTCAACTGGCAGCTGAGCTTCTGTTGAATCCCAACGAAGATCAAGGTCGTAAAGACCAAGGCTTCAATCGGGAAACACAGAGCGGAGCCCATAGACGCGTACTTGGCCAACTGGATTACTCCATGGCCTCGTACATCAGCCTTCGTGCTCCGAGTCGCTTGGATTGCCTCAGAAAGATGAGGCCACCTTCGCAACAAGGAGACTACATGCTGATTGGAAACCCTATCGGATGCTTCACTCATATCGAGTGTCGCGAGAGTCTTGTCACGACTCCCAATCCGGGCCATTTCCCTGTTTGGGTCCTGGTCGGAGAATCCGACGAATCCGTACGCGAGGTTGCGGCGTGTATTAATGCCGACATGCCTCCGTTCGAGATTCTGCACCATGCACTCGGCGATGGCCTGCTGCGTGAATTGCATGCAGGTTGGCTCGATTGCGATGATGCGTGGGGTCTTCAGCGTTTTAGGTACGGCGGTGACCCTTACGGGTCGTTCCGCATCAGGCTCCAAGAAGGCGACGCGGGACAGTTCCTCTTCATAAGAGGGACTGGGCAGGCAAGTCTCCAAAAATGGAAAGACTGGCTCAAGCCGCTGGGTCCACTCGACCTGATTGTACTTCTGGTTTCCCAGAAGTCGATCGGCCGTGACCCCAGGCCCGTGCTTCGGTAGAAGTGTTCCGTTGAGGAGCTCTCGCTCCACTTCGGTAAACACATCTGCCCAGAGGATGACCGACAACCGCTCGAACTCCTTAAGAAGTTCTTGCGGAACTACCTTGTCAGCCATTCGCACTTCTTCATCTACTCGGATGTAACCTTGCATGGCGTCTTCGACTCTCTTTTTAGGGAGAGGGCGAAGAATCTTGCCAAACGAGTGTGTTAATACTCGAATGGCGAAGATGGAATCCACACAAGGATCATCGAGCAGCTGTCCAGTACCACGGTCGAACACGCGATCGAGGAAACCCCCTAGGAATAGAGGGAGACCACTTCTCCAGGCAAAACCTTGGAAGAAGTTGCGATCCACCTTGCCTAGCTCGAGACTTCTTTCGAAGTCCTTGCCAAAGCGAGGAAGGGTGATCATAAGGAACTGATCACCCTCATGTTCGACACGCCTCTCGAGCTTTTTATAGTCGAGAGTGGTGCTAGTGTGACACCAACCGGCCAATTCATCGGCCAGTTGCTTCCACAGGACCATCAGGCTTTTCACCATGCCCTCCTAATGGGGGGTCGTGGATCCGTAGCCTACGTGAAATCCCTAACACACGGCTCTATGATGGACGGAGTGAACTCCGTACCACCAACCATCCCAAGTATGACACCACTGAAGGTGAACATAGCAAGGGATAGTGCCTGTGCGACCATCCGCGACTGATCACGACGCCGCCGCTTACTAGGCGGCTTAGTCATGTCAGTTTTCTCCACCCAGAAGCTGGGTGGCGCGGGCTCCAGAGCTGGCAGAAAGGTACGCCGTCAAGGCGTCCACAATCTGCTTACGCTCAGCCACCGTGTACTCGGTCGGATCGAAATCCGCAACGAGCCATACGGAGCCGGTCGCCTTCCGATTCACCCCTGCAAGCAGGGGGTCGGCAGCGACCTTGGAGTGATCAAGGCGGATCATGCTGTTCGTTCGACCGCGCACTTCCTTGTGCGAAACGGTGAGCGAAACAGTAGAGTCATCCTTTCGGAAGACTCCCTTTCGGCCCTCCCTGTTAATCAGGGGGAGCGTCTGGGCGACCGCGTTGATTGTAACGGTCTGGGGATCGGCGAATGCCATTGTAGGCAGTCCTCTCATGAAAGACGTCCTCAGTATAAGGACATCGTGGAAGGGTGCGGCCAAATGAAAGGCCACCGACTAGGAACAAGTAACATCCCTAGCCGGTCGACGGCGCCTCAGGTCTTCGAAAGACCTAGTGCCGCCATGATGGCGATCTGCTTCGGCGAAAGCGTCTGCAGATTGACGCCAAAGCCGTAGGGTGTTGCAGGTCTACGTTGCTTCCATTCCTCCATGATCTTTCGAGTCATGTAGGCGGACTGCCCGTAGCGAGCGTAGGTAGTACCTGCGATCAAGGCTTCACGACGGCGAGTTGCCATCGAGTAGCCATACTGCAACACCAGGCCGTCTGTACCAAGGTTACTAATATTGGCCATTACATCACCAGTATTAGCAAACCAGTCAGCGGCCCAGGACCAGGGGGCTAAGTTCCAGACAGTCTCAGGTGTAACCTTCCACCCCAAAAGGTGGTTGGACATCGAAGACCATTCTCGGAACTTACCAAGAACGGTATCGGAAACTGGGATGTGGTACTTAAAAGCACCACGGAACCACTGTTTCTCGTACCAATTCTCGGTCACCGTCCCTGTGGCAGACAAAGTAGCATTGGAAATAACTTTGATGTTATTTCCCTGGTACAACTTCGTACCAGTGTCTGCCTTTCCGTCATATCCGCGACGGATCTTCATACCAGAATCTTTTCGATACTGGTGCAAGATCCGCTCAGATTCCTTCACCGTCTTTGCAAACGATTGAAGGTCTCTGAGCAGTGGGCGCCAGCCAAACTCGACTCCAAGGTATTCACTACCTGCGGAGCGAGCGGCTTTAACTCTCTCTTTCAAGAGAGATGAACCCACTATCGCCGGGATACCCTCGCCTACTAGTTCTCCCAACGAAGTTGAGAGACTGAAGGCGGGGTTCGTAGGTGCTGAACGAGCAATGGCAGTGGTGCCAAAGCTGTCCAGGTCCGCCGTCGAAAACTCTGACGGCGTACTATACCTAGTGTATCCCGATGGGAAATCAACCACGAACTCTCCATCAACCAGGAGTTTATTCGGGTCGTTCCCATTGATGTAGCCGAGTGTAGGCAAATCGACCTGTCGGACGAGATGCCATGGACCACCATCATCCCCATCATAATGGATAGGCATGTGGTCAATCGAATACATCTCAAAACTCGAGACGTAATGATTGGTAAAGGTCCACACCCAGCTGGAAGCAACCTTACCACGTGCACGAAATACTTGTGTGACCGTGGATGTTGTCTTCATGACGGAAACTCCTCTACAGTAGAATGTGGAGATCACACTCTAGCGCCAGGGGGCCCATCCGTG